CAGATATGAAATCGGGGGTAGATGCTATTAGTTTCGTAACAAATCCCGCAACTGAATTAGAATGGAATATGTTTAGTGTTATGTCAGACACTTATAACGACTATCCAAAGTCAGCAAGTGAAAACGCTTGTAGGGCAATCAAATATAGAGATGATAACCCCAAAGTAGAATGTGGGACGCAAGTTGGTTGGACAAGAGCCAATCAATTATGTAATAGGGAAAATTTATCTATGGATACAATCGGTAGGATGGCATCATTTAAAAGACATCAACAAAATAAAGATGTTCCTTATAATGAAGGATGTGGTGGATTGATGTGGGATGCTTGGGGAGGTGATGAAGGTATCGCTTGGGCATTAAGAAAAATGGAGTGGGCAAACCACAATATGTGGAATAACAATATGTCCAAACAAGAATTTAAAACAAATGATGAAAAAAGAATTATAACAGCCCCTGTTATGTTGGCAGAAACCCCCATCCCAAGATTTAATCCATCAATAGGTAAGTATTATGTTAAGTTTAGTGAGGGAACCATCTTAAAGATGATGAAAAAATACTTTAAGGAAAACAAAATACATAGAGTAAATGAAGAACACGACCCTAAAAGAATTGCTAGTGGTGTATATATGATTGAAAGTTTCATCGTTGGAGACAATGCTGAAAGTAAATTATACCCTAATTTACCAAAAGGTAGTTGGGTGGCATCATTCTATATTGAAGATGAGGACTATTGGAACAAAATTAAAGAAGAAGGGTTTACTGGTTTTTCATTGGAGGGTTATTTTGAGGAACAATACGAAATGGAGTTAATTAATAAAATATTCAAAAGTGTAAAAAATATAGTTTTTTCAAATTTACCTGATGAAGATAAAGAAGAACAAATTAAAAGATTATTAGGACTATGAAACCAATAGAGGTTACATATAATGAAATAAAAATGGCAACACGTCCAAATGTGTATCGTAATAAAAAAAAATATACACGTAAAGTAAAATTTAAAGAGAATGAAAATATTATTAAGTAATTTTTGGGTATGGTTTTTAATGTTTTTAACCCCCCTATTTCCTCTAATGTTAATCATAACAATATCTGTAATATTTGATACCTTCGTTGGTAGATGGTATGCCCGTCAAAAGGGGGAAACAATAACCAGTGGTAAGACAAGACGAGGATTATGTATTAAGTTATTGGTGTATTTATCAGTAATATTTTTTTCATTTTTGATAGATAAATTTATGATTAACGACATCACAAGAAATTATGTGTGGTTTGATTTTGCCTTCACCAAGTTTTGGACCGGATTTTTTGTATGGATTGAATATACCAGTGTAGATGAAAAAATAAAATGGGTTAAAGGTGAGGGTATAACAGACAAAATATTAAAGTTTTTAAAGGGGTTTAAAACCTTTTTTACAACCTCTATGGATATGAAGGATAGATTGAACAAATAAAATCTATTAAACACAATAAAAATAATTATATTTAAAAGAAAATATTATGGATAAAAAAGGTATTTTAACAAAAATCAAAGAACTTTTTTCTACAACAGAAGAAGTTTTTGCTGGTGATTATAAAACACAAGATGGTAGAATAATCAGATGTTACGGAGAAGGATTAGATGTTGGTGAAATGGTAAAAGAAATTACCGCTGATGGTGAAATGGATATTGAAGACGGTGATTATATTTTAGAAGATGGTGTAACTTTAACTGTAGCATCAGGTAAAATCACATCAGTAGGTGCTGTTGTTGGTGAAGAAGAAATGGAAGATATATTAGAAGATGATAATGTTGTAATGGCTGATGGTTATACAAATGAAATAGACACCAAATTACTTGATGGAACTGAAATTAGAGTATTAACCAAAGGTGATGCAATATCAGTAGGTGATATGGTTTTAGTTAAAGTAGGTGAAGGTTATAAAGAAGCCCCAGAAGGAAGACACGAAGTAGAAGGGGGATTAGTAGTTTATACTGACGCTGAAGGTAATATCAACGAAATTGAAACAACACAAACAGAAGAAAGAGATGGGTCAGGTATGGAAGAAGTATTTTCAGCTATTTCAAATTTAGTGGATGAGGTTAAATCTTTAAGAGGAGAATTAAATTCGTTCAAAAAAGAAAACGAAGCATTAAAAACAAGAGTAAATAAGTTCGCAGCTGAACCATCAGCAGAACCGCTACCAACAAAGGTAGAATTTAAAACAAAATCTAAATCAGACATTTTGGCATTTATGTCTAAAAGATAATAAAAAAAAATAAACAAATTAAAACAATTTAAAAATGAGTTTAAATGTAGCAGGACTAACGGCATATGTTGATGAAAACAAAATGGCGTTAATTAAAAAAGCAGTATTAGGTGGAAGAACTTTAAGATTTATTACAGTTCAACCTGATATTAAATCTTCAGCAACAATCAATATTATAAATAGTGATTTAGTTGCTCAAGCAGGTGGTTGTGGATGGAATGAGGCTGGTACTACCTTCTTAACACAACAAGTATTAACTGTGTGCCCAATTAGAGTAAATGAGAGTATCTGTTTGGATACTTTGGAAACTTACTACACACAAAAATTAATGAACCCAGGGTCATATAACGAAAATATCCCTTTTGAAGAAATTTATGCTTCTGAAAAAGCGGATAAAATCAATGCATTAATTGATGATTTAATATGGAAGGGTGATACAGTATCAGGTACAGGTAACTTGTTATTGTGTGATGGTATTATCTATCAAGCAAATAATGTTTGGTCGGCTTCAACTGTAGATGGTAATATTAATAACACAACAGCAATCACCGCATCTAACATCGTCGCAATTATTGATGGTATGTCTTCAGTTATTCCAACTGATATATTAGGTTTAAATGACTTATATTTATTCGTAGGGTATGATGTTTATAGAACATATGCATTGGCATTAAGAAACGCTAACTTATTCCACTATACAGGTGCTGAAAATCAAGGTGAGGATTTTTCACAAATGATACCAGGAACTAATGTAAGAGTGGTTGCAGTTAGAGGTTTAAATGGAACAAACAGAATGTTCTTAACAAATGGTTCTAACCTTTATTTCGGAACTGACTTATTATCAGATGCAGAAGAATTTAAAATCTTCTACGATATGAATGATGACGAAGTTAGATTTAGAGCTAAATGGAAACAAGGTGTTCAAGCAGCATTTCCAGAGTTTATTGTTCAGTATAAAAACTAATAATTACTAAAATAGGGGGGTTAGTAAATCCCCCTTTTATAAAATAAAATTAAATAAAAAAAATTAAATTATGAGTTGTATTATAGATGAAGGTTACACATTAGGTTGTTCTTCAATCGGTGGTGTAGAAAAAGTTTGGATTGGGACATACAGTGCCGATCAGGCTTACACATATGATGTTTTAAACGTCATCAGTGCGGTTACATCAGGAGTTACTGTATATTTAATGGAACAAGATATGGAGTTCGCAGGATTGAACCAAACGGGTCAATTCTCAAGAGAGAACGGAACTGTATTTTACGAAAGTGTATTGTCTGTTAAATTTATTGAATTAACTGCTGAATTAAGAAATTTGGTTATTGCATTAGGTAGAGCACCTATCTTCGCAGTTGTTAAATCAAATGCTGGTGAATACTATGCATGTGGTGTAGAAAGTGCAGGTAGAGCCACTGCGGGTGTTGCCTCTTTAGGTATTGCACAAGGAGATTTGAACGGGGCTACTTTTGAAATCACTTGGAAAACACCAAACGGAGTTTACTTATTAGACCCAACAGTGTTGGGAACTGGTATCACAATCGGATAATTCTCCAATAGGGTTTTATTTATCCTTTCTTTTATTCCTTATACCCTATAACCCCCTATCGTTCTGATTTGGGGGTTTTTTATTTTCTAAACAAAATCAAGATTATAATATTTAAATAAAAACTAATATGATATATATATCGGCTAATACAACAACTGATGTTCCATTCACTTTATTTGAAAAAACTACATATACAGGTTTAACTGGATATGTTATGCAGTTGTTCTCTAATCAAAATCACGACAATACCTATTTATGGTTGACTGGAGACACTACAACAAACAATGCGAGGTATAATTACTTCCCAATAAATTTAAGTCCATACAATGTAAGTGGTGGGACTTATGATTATTTTGTATATCAAAGCACGGCATCAACGGCAACCACTATTGTTGTAAGTGCTTTAACAGTAAATAATATAGTTGAGAGTGGATTATGCACGGTAATTGCTCCACCTATAAGTACTGGAACAACTTATAACAATCCTAAACAAGAATTTACATTTTATTAAATATGGAAAAATCACAAATAACAAATGATATTCAACCATCTAATGATGGTATGAAACAACCCTTTAAAATTTATAGTTTTAACGAAGCATATGTAGCACCCACTTATAAAGTGAATGTTGCTAGTGGATTTTTAGAATGGGGTATTGATAATAATTACCCATTTTATCTATTAAATTTATACAATAACTATGGTTCATCAACACACAAATCAATTATCAACAAAAAAACAAGGTTAGCTGTTGGTTTTGGTTTTGAAGATATTTTAGATAATAGATTACAAGAGTTCGTTGATAAAAATAGATTGGAAAAACAAATGAGAGCTATTGAGATAGATTTTGAAATCTTTAATGGTTTTTGTTTTGAGATAATATGGAACAACGAGGGGTCCAATTTTACAATGAAACACGTTCCAATACATAAAATTAGAATTGGTATTGAGAATAAAGAGATTGACCACTCCCATTTTTGGTTTAGTCACGACTGGACACAATATAAAAAGGAAGATTATAAACCAGAATATATTAAAGCATACGACCCATCTATTAGAACGGGTAGACAATTAATATATTATACAGAAGCTAACCCACAACAGGAAGGTTTATACCCAATACCAGGTTATTCAACGACTATGAACTGGATAGAATTGGATTATGAGATATCAACATTCCACTTAAACCAAGTTAAACAAGGGTTTGCCCCATCGTTTATATTAAACTTTGCCACCGGTATTCCTTCTATTGAAGAGATGGATGATTTTTATAGAGATTTTAAAAGGAATTATTCATCAGCACAAAACGCCGGTAAGATTATTATTACATATTCGGAGGGACAAGAACAAGCACCACAACTTACACCTATACAACTTAATGATAGTGATGAAAGATTTATTATGTTGCAAGATATGGTTGAGAAAAATATTGTAATGGGACACGAAATTCCCCCACAATTAGTTATTTTAACACCGGGTAAGTTAGGTTCAACAACTGAAAGACAAGAACTATTGGCCGAATTTCAGTCATATTATATTACACCAAGACAACAACAATTGGAGGAGGTTATTAATCTTACATTATTACCTTTAAATTTTACAAGTGAATTAGTATTAAATAGATATGATGCTGAACAAGTAGATAAAACGGAAGATTTGTCAGTTAAAGAAGAGGCACAGGCAAACCTAAAAGGTTCTATTGGTGGTGTTCAAGGTATTTTATCTATACAAGCATCAGTATCACAAGGTATTACATCTATTGATAGTGGGGCAGCAATATTAGAAATCATATATGGTATTGATGCA